CACGGTAGGTAGCCCGTAACTTTGCCTTACTTGTGTAAATTTCTTTAGGGTTTAGCGGATTGCGAGTCGGCGGCATTTCATCCTGAATGAAGTAGTCCCGCGCATTTGACTGCACTCGCTTTTGTACCTGGTCGATTGGAACGACTTTCTTTTGATCGTGACAATACTGGAACAGTTTATACTTTGACATGCTGCCTCAGTTATACGGCGCAGTAATACAAAGTTTTTACCTACCGCGCCATCGGTTTTACGAGCGAGGGACTATGTTATTTACTACTACAGGCTGTTGTCCTTGCGGTTGAGCGTTTAGGCTTCCCTGGAACGCCTCGGCTGCTAAACGTAGCCGCTCTAGCTCTTGCTCGCTTGCTAAACGCCGCTCTTCCATCAGCTTTTCTGACTCAGAAAGCCGCACGCGAAGCTGCTCCAGCTCGTTTTTCTGCACATCTAGCAAGGCTCCCAAACGGATAGCTTCCTGGTCAATGGCTTGCTTATTGGCTGCGGTAGAGGCGTTGGATTGAACTTTAAGCAGATCCACCTGAACAGCATTAGCCTTAACCTGCGCCTCTTGCTGTGCAATACCCAACTCTTGCTGTGCTAACCACTGGTCAAACTGCTGCTTTTGAACCTGGATCTGAGCGTCCAGCGACTCACGTTGCATCTTTACCTGATGCTCTTGAGCCACGAGCATATTCTTTTCGTGAGCATCCTGCATTTGCATTTGAGTTGCTGAAAGACGTGCCTGAGCCTCGACTTGCGCGATCTGCATACGGGCTTGCATTTCTTGCATGATGGGGTCGGGTGGCGGGGGCTGCTTGGCAGCTTCTTCTTTTGCTTTGGCAATTTGCCCGATTTCACCGAGTGCTTTCGTAAAGATGCCATCAAGCTCCTTGCCGCCTTTGAAGCGTTTTATAACGTTTTGGAACAGGTCAATGCTAAAGCCAAGAAGCGGCGGGTACTGCTCGATGAGGCTCTTCATCTGGTTGAAAAACTCACCTGCTGACGTGATCAGTTGCATCCCTTCGGCTTGGTCTTGAGCCTGATCAATAGCGATCATCGAGTCGGAAGCGATCTGTATTCGGTAGCAGAACTGATGTTCTGACCGCAGAAAGTCTAGGATCTGCTGCTTCATACCTTCCATGATCATCATAGGATCTGGCGGCATTGGAGCTGGCATAGGTTGTCCGTCTGGACCCATTTGCGGGGCTTGCTCTGGCGGTGACGGCAACAGAGGCATTAGAACGTTTGTGGCATCGCCAATCTCAAAGATGCGTTCTCCTTCGAACGTGCTTGCTATGATGATGCCTAGCTTCTCAATGGCATCACTTACGAACTTGCTAAACATGTTTTGGCGCACCACCAGTCCAAGACTCGACCATGCGTTTTCCAAACGGTTTGCCGTCGCGCTCTTGTACTGATCCGATGTACCGCGTAGCAGATCGCTAACCTTTAGCGTTTCGTATAGCTGCTCTAGTGCGGTCTGACGTGCTTGCTGAAGAACTTGCAGCGCGTTGACGTACGCCGCGATATCCATCGTTTCGATGCCAGCACCAAGACCACCACGGCTTTTGTAACTAGGCCAATTCATGACAGGGATCATCTTTAGATCGCCAGTCATTAGCTGCTCGATCTGGTTGCCGAGCGTGGCGTCATAAAGCGTGTTGGTGCGAATAGCCTGGGTAACGGCATGAATACGAGTTGTGAGACGCTCAACCTCTAGGATCTGGTCTCTTACGTGCGCGTAGTCAGAAACAGGCAGCACGCTGTCTGGGTCTTGGCTCTGAGCGATAACAGAGCACGGATAGAAGTTTGGGTACTCTATGGGAGGCTCTGATTCAGAGACGATGCCTTCTTCTGCATTGAGGTGCAGCCAATAAACCTTCTCAGTTTCCTCGCACCAGATTTCCCAAAGTTCTGCTTTGCCTTCGTACTTATCGTAATCGCGCTCCCAATCGCGCTTGTCCTTGTCAGGAAACGAATCGTACGTGAGCTTATCGGCTACTTCCTGCCCGAACAGTTTAGTTGCGTTGTAGCGAGTCAGGTATGCTCGTTTAGCTCGCCACTCTACTTCTGTTTCGTTTCTAGCATCGCTACAGAGGTAGTCATTGTATTGGACTACATCAAGAATAGCTCTTTCTGACTCTTTGCTTTCGACAGTAGTTTTAACCAGGACTAGACCGCCTGGACCTTGTTCGGCTTCAGAGGTATCGCCGTCATAGGCTTCGCCTTTATCGTCTACGAGTTCCCCTTCAGGGGTTTGGAATAGCGCGATCTTGCTTTCCTCTTCTTCGATTTCAGCGTCGTAGCGAGCCCACAATACGGACCGCCCTGTTAGAAGGAACTGTAGGGCAGCATTGTAGCCTACGAGATCAAACGGGAATCCAACATCCATGTTGTATTGGATATTGCGCTCTAGCAGAATTGCGCTTACCTCTTCGAGCGTCCCGCCCGTTCTTTTGCGGAGCGTGACTTCGGCTTTTGGCGTTGACGAATAGTAAGCAGGAAGAAGAGTATTGACACAATACCACCAGCTATTAAGTCGTCGTTCAGCATCGTTTAGGATACCTACCCTTTTTTGAGCGTTGTAGACGCGGATACTTTCTTCAGCCAGCTCAATGAACCGTTTGCTGCGTTCCTGCGCCCGTGTGATCTCTGTTTTCCAGTATGGTCCGGTGAAACGCTTAACTAACGGCTCAGGGTTCATATTTTTGCGCGTCCTTGTTCGGCTCTTACACTAGCGATGTACGACTCTAGCCGTATCAAACCCTTGTTAAACGTTGGTGGTACTGCTTCGTATTTGCTGTCCAGCAATCGCTCTTTGCACAGGTAACGTAAAGCATCGCAAGCGTGATCATCCCCTGCTGAGTCAGCATCTTCGGGGTGTCGCTTGTCGATTGCCAACGCTGGCAAAGTTTCCAGCAGGTACGGACAGTTGGTGCTAATATACAGCATGGCTGGTTTTGCAACCAAGCGTTGTCTGATCTGGGACCACCCGCCGATGCGATCATTGTCGGCAAGCCTGAAATTGGGATGTTTGTACCTAGCAAACACCGAATGGAACTGATCGGCGATGCTGGGACCGCCTTGGTGGTTAAAAATGCTAGGGTCTGCTACCGCATGGACGTTTTCACCAATCGAAGCTGCGGCGATTCTGTTGGCTTGCTCGGTGTTATCGACTCCTTTGCCGTGCAGTTCACGATAAATAACAATGGAGTTTTTGGGGTAGGGTAGTTCGTTTCCTGAATCGTCTTTACCGGACGAGACTGCGCCCCAGATCGCTGCAAACGGCGACCGATAGCCCCAATCATAGCCCAAGTAGCGAGTCCAATGCTTAGGGAGGTTAAAAGGACGAATAATGTGCCGACTACTAAACTCAGGAAAATAGCTTCCTTCATGGATCTCCCAATCGCCTTCAAGCCAAGCACGTACTAGCTCCGGTGAGCCTACCATGTGTAGGCGGTTTATATATTCAGGGTCTTTTGCCAAAAGGATCTGATTGTCATCGATCCTAGAGGGAATGTAGATGTAGTCGAAGGAACTCCCGTTAGGCAGGTCTTTTGTGAGCAGTTTTTTGCCTTTTGGTGCTGGACGTATAAAGAAGTCTTTAAGCCAGGTGTGACCGACACCGCCGGGGTTGAACGTTAGGATGATCTGAGGGTTTCCCTTGCCTCGAAGAGCGCCGAACAGCTTAAAGATCGGGCTTGGATTAGCAAAGTTTCCAGCTTCTTCGATGCAGCAGAGGCTGAGGTTCTGACCCTGATACTTTTCAGCGTCTCCGTCGTCGCCTAGCGGTCTAAACCTGACACGAGCACCGTTTGGAAAGGTAAACTGCTTCTTTTGATCTGCCCAATGAGCCCTCAGCGGGAGGTAAATTTGCTTTGCGCGTTCGATTAGGTCGTCTGCTTGGGGCAGTTCTTTGCGGAAGAAGATGGCGTTAAAGTCTCGTCCGTATCGCTGCTGATCTACGGCGATTTTGCCTAGTACCCCATCGGTTTTACCCCCACCTCTGGCGCCGCCGTAGCCGATGAGCGTTATGGGACAATTAACCAGCATCTCCTGGGGACCGGGCTGTGGTGACCAAACTACCCGATCCTCGTGTTTCTTCATGCGGCTGTCAGACCCCTACCACCGTTAATCTTCGGGTAATCCACAAATGCCTACCGGAGCAGGAAACGGTAAAAACGCTCGCCATTAGACAACCAGCCGACCTAATCTTTAACATCTTTTGGCGGTTCTGGTAACGGCATCCAGTGGGTTACTTCCCATTTGCTCCAATATGGTTCTATAGCCAAAGCCACGCATATTCCTTCTTCTTTAGCTGATACTATAAGACAGGTGCTTTCATTCTCCGGCAACCTGTCCTTAACGCTAATCCACTGAGGCGCTACAGCTTGGTAGCCAGCAAGAAAGGCTTGTTTAGCCCAATAATGAGATTCGCTTTCATATCGCAAATACTCCTCTGCCAACTCTTCAGGTGTTTTCATATGCCTCCTAGTCACTTACGTCAGTCTTTCCCCGAATCGCCTCATACTCTGCTTTGCTCATCGTGCGCCCACGTAAGCCAAACCGACGACGACAAAGCCCACAGGACGAATAGTACCTGTCTGTCACCACAATGCCCACATAGCTACAATCTGGGCAGCGATAATAGTAAACGTAATCCTTGTCACGCCGAGCACCGCGCTTACCCATAGAACGGTGGCGCAGGAAGAGGCTGCCAATGCGGGTACTGACTAAACCCTATAGGCTTATCACCAACTACCCAATGACCCCCAAAGCAATCCAAGTAGCCTACAGCGTGCTTATGCACTGGTCCACAGATTAAGACCTCCTGAAACGGCTGTGGGCGAACCTCGTCAATACTAACCCAACCAACCCTAGCTGGACCCTTTAAGCCTTCCAGGTACTCCCGCTGCAAGAACTGAGCGTCATAGTCCATCGTCTTCTTCCTGAGTCAAATACCGCGCAGTAAACTCTTCCTTGCTCATCGGCTTAGACGACACAACCGCATGTATAGCGCCTGTGTGCTCCACCACGTTGTTTTCTGTCCAGCCTAGCCTCGCCTTGCATAGGTACTGAATCATCTGCGCGTTGCCAATCCTAACCTGGTCCATAGCCGCCGCAGCAACCTCATACTGAAAGCTGCTCTGCGACTGCGTAAGCTCGTCAGGGTAAATGTTGTCTAACTCTCTAGGAGTCAGCTTCAGCGCAATACTAATCTGGTTCTTGGTCAGCCCAACCCTAGCCATCTCCCGAACCTTGCGACTCACGTCAGCCTCCCAATCAGGATGACGCTCCGACACCACAGGAACCCCAACGACCTCTACAGCTACCTCGTCAGACATAGAACAGTGTTTTTGAATAGGGTGGGTTGGATAAAATTACTAGGGTCGGTTGTGAGGGTAGAACGGTGTTTTTGAGGGCTTGGTGTAGCCCATAGGTATAGCTGGGCGTAGCTGTTGTCGAAGGTAGAACGGTGTTTGTGGAGGGATGGGAAATTTTACGTGGCTGATTAGATGCCGCCGCCGCTCCACCGCGCCCCACTTTCAAACCGAAAACCTTTTGGAAAACCAGGCTGGTAGCTGGTAAATACCTGAAATGCCTTAGGAATCGGATAGTAGTATGCAACAAGTATGCCACCCTGGCGGAGAGGTAGGCTAACCCTGCGGAATTATTATTATAATACCCAATTAGTTTTCTAATTCTCGTAAGGTAAGATAGTGCTAACGATTCCATATGGTTAGCCTAACATCTGTAGTCATTCCTTTGGCTTAGCTGCATCGTCCAGGATAGCGCCCCATTGATCCCACGTGAGCCCACTTAGACGCCGTAACTCTACTAACTCCCTGAGATGATAGCGTTTCTTGGTAGATTCAAACTTGCTCCAGGCGGGGCGCTGGACGTCAAGAATGTCAGCCGCCTCGCGTTGTGTGAGCCCAGCAGCGGTGCGGGAGACCACGTACAGGAGCCCTGCGGTGTGTCTTTCCTGCTTTCTGTCCTCGAAACCGTGCAGCACGTATGCGCCTAATTAGCCAAGTACCCCTACATAATTAACCAACTACGCAAACTTTGCATAGCTGTAAAGGGGAAAGTTACCTGTTACCCCAGATTCCTATGTAGACATAGCCCCTCCCGTGTGAGACTATGAAGGAGTAGCATCACGCTACTGACTAAGGAGACTAAGCATGAGCATGGTAAAGCAGGTTATTTACGAGAGATGGGCGGAAATCGACACCACTCACGGCATTGTGTGGGTGCCTCTGGACTTGGTGTGTGCAGGTTAAGGCAAAACAACACCGCTGACAGCGAACGAGGTTGCAGACTTTATAGACGGCGACTTTGTGAGCTGTCGCATTGTTGATGGGTATGGGGCTCGTTTCAGCATGCCTGGATACTTGGACTGCACCGAGTGGACGGTGTTCGCGACAGAGGACGAAGCCCATGATCATTTAGGAAACGACAACTAAAAGAGACTAACCATGAAAACAACCCTTACCTTATTACTTGTCCTTGTCCCATCGGTAGCCCATGCCCAGCTCTGGGAGGAGTACGAGCCAATGCCCAGCAGACCTATCTACAACCCTAATGTGGTACCGGTGGCGCCGCCATTCGGTCCGAGTCTGCCAATCCCGAGGCAGGGAGAGGTCAATTCGGCGGGGTGGAACACGGGCTACAGTGTTGTGACTACGACTCGGGAGAGACCTGACCCGCTGCTAAGTCAGATATACGATAGAGACATTACGACATCTGAGACTGTGACAGCGATTGTGCCGAACAATGCACTAGGTCAGCCGATGATGTGGCGTGTTCCAGGGCAATAACGATCTACAGGCTATCCCAAGGGGTAGCCGCTAGATCGGCATGGTGCCGACTATGTGACTAGGAGACAACGATGACAACACGTTCTGAATTTGACCAAGGCTACTATGATGAGGTCTTACCAAGATGGCAGCATCCTACTGGCTTTGATTCCGATGCTAACTTCATAGGTACCAAGCCCTCGGGCTACGTTATTGCAAGCCGAACCCGTGACTCTAGTTTGCTAGAGGAAAGCAATTTCGAAAGCATCCTAAAAGACTTGGGAGGCGAATCGGATAGTGTAGATGTGATTCGTCACGGGCATTGGGCGTGCGGATGGGTTAAATATCTGATCGTTAAGCGTGACGCCGAGACCAAGCTGTTAGATCGTTGCGTTGATATTGTGCGAGATTTGGCGGACTACCCCGTTTATGACGAAAATGAATACCGCAATCGACAGTATGAAGCTATCTGTAGCTACTGGGAGGCCGCTAACCTTCGAGAACGGGTTGAATTGTGCCAAGAGTCGAAAGTAACTGTTTTTGCAGCTCGTAGGGATGAGATCCCAGAACGCGTGCTAGATGCACTTACAGGCAGCGATAGTTTCTTTTAACCCGCCTACAAGCCCCACCACGGGG